CCATATACAATAGTCTTTTCATTGAATTCATCTGATAAAAAGTCTAACAAGTATAAAATTAAGATATTATCTTTATTATTTATCGCTTGATTAAATGTATAAAAACTAATGTATCCACTATATGATTTAGTATTATTTTTTAAATATTCTAAAAATTCAGCATTTTTAATAAAATGATCAATCAAATTCTTAGCTTGTTTTTTATCTACATCACAAAAGATCGTGTCATTAGAATAGTTATAAAATTCTGGAGAATTTAAAGATATATTTTTGAAATCAATATGTATCTTATATTCATTTAAAATATAATTTTCTAATTCACTACAGTAATTTTCTATATATGATTTATTTGTGTTTTTATAATCGATATTTTCATGATGATATTCTGGATAGTTTCCCTTTTCATAATAGCTTTCAATACGACTATCTATTACAGCAGAATGTATAGATTCATAAAACCCACCAAATTTAATTACAGTTTCTATTTTATCTTGTTTTTTCATCTTCTCACCTCTTAAAAGTTTAATAATATATCTATTTGTACAAGTGCAATCATTAAAAAATATAATATACATGTTCCAATAATTGCACCTAGTAACCCTTTTAATATGTCTAATATAGTCATTATACGTTGCTGTAATCTGGTGCTATTATTCCATAGCCACCCCAATCTTTATGAATATCTTTGTCTTTACTAAATTCGCTAGTAAATTTTAAAGCATACCCTCTAGCATCACCATTTAAAAACATAATATCTTTATCGCAATTTAATATACTTGATACTTTGGATAATATTTCATCTTCAAATGAATCAACTTGATCATCAGAATATCCATAATTACAATGATTAGTAGAAAATTCATGTGCTATATTCTCTAATCTGAATAATTTTTTGCATAATTGAACACTATCAATATCAATATCAAAAATTGATTTTAAATTGTCACCATGCTCTTTTATGTATTGATACATTAACTGTTTTTTATTTTCACTCATTACATAACCTCTTATGTTTATTAGTTACCCTTAATTATAGTCATATATTTGTATATATCAAATTTATTTTTATCTCATGAATTTAATACTATTTATTTAATTCTAAAGATTTTTAGATTGAATTATGCTAGATCGCTTTACTTCTTGGATTGAATAAGAACGACTAGGATTGACTGACTGATTGAATGAACGACTAGGATTGAATGAGTGAACGACTAGGATTGAGTGGGAATCCATTCCCTTGTGTTATATGAAACTAATTTATATGGCTCTCTATGTAACTTATGGCGAATCGTTCTTTATCGTTTGAAGTAAATACCTTAGAATTTAAGCCATATTTATGCCTAATTGAATTGATCTCGTTACAATAACAAACCCATTCCTCGTTTATTTTATCTTGATTTTGCTCTAAAAACTCGTTCTTATATCCCATGTCAGCAAGATTCCATTTGAGCTATTTCATCAATAGCGTTGTCTACATTCTGCACAATATCTTTGATTCCATGTTCCTCGCACTTGTCCAGAAACTCATCTACAGACATTCCCCCTAAGTCGTTTACTACCTCATCATATGTTCTTGATTCATCTTCCATTTTATTCCCTCTCTTGTTAAATATTCTATCGTAACCCTCACTAAAGTTTTTAATGTTGGTTGGTCGTTGTTTACTGCCTTTACCCATGTCTACTCCAATGTCTTAAACATTCATCAAAGTGTTCTTGTGTTGTTTTTGGTTTTTCTGTTTCCTGGATTATCTCTACATCAAAATCACTTAGACAATCTGTAGCCATTTCGATAGCTTGATTTTTGTCGTCAGTCTCCATTTCAACATCTTTGTATACTCTGATTATGTATGCCATTTACTTATCCTCTCTGGCAGATAGGTTTGGGTGTATTCTGCATACTGATCGCCCAATTAGTTTGTATGCTATTACCTATCTACCTTTATAACATCTCTGTTTAGTTACCCTCTAACTAAACTATAACCATATTGAATGATATATACGATTATGTCAATAGCTTTTCTACTTCTTTATCGCATTTCTTTTTATCGCTATCTGAGAGCATAGAATAAGCCACTTTACCTCTTAGATTTTGTCGTTTTGATCTAAGTTTGCTTTCTTCCTTGTTCTTTTCATAGTATTTCCTTTTATGCAGAGCAATTTTGTCTGGATTGCGTTCTGCCCATGATTGTTTTTTTTCCATATTTCTCTCCTAGAATGGTACGTCTGTTTTGTCGTTAAATATTGCCTCAATATCATCAATATTTTTCCTATCTTGGCTACCCAGCTTGTCTTTTGGATTGTATGTATTTACTTCTCCATAGAGTTTGCTTGGATTACTGCTTGATCTTTTAACATCTACATTTATCCATTCATCTGGATTGCCTAACTCTTTTTTTAGCCATACTGCTAACTGTTTCTTGTTTATTCCGATTCTCATTTCAATAAAATCTTTGTCTGATTCATTAAAATACAAACCCTCACTAAACTTCTTATCTTTTTTTTCTACCATTATTCATCTCCATAGATTAGTTTAATATCATAATCGCCTGTGTACTTCTCTGGCTTATCTCTAAGTTCTCCCTGACTTAGAAGTGCCATAGAATATTCTTCTAAGAGACTGAGCATAAAGATTTCAAACTCTACATTTCGCTTAAATTCCCATACTCTAGTGCCATTTAAAGACCAAGAGACTAAGTGTGTCTTGTTAATTTCCACCCCTAAACTGTTTAAAATGTACTGTTGTAGGTATATTTGTGGATAATATCTTGTGATTTCTTTAGAGGTATATGGTCTTTCCCCTAGTTTTCCACATTTTATTTCCAGCAAAGTTTCTCCTGAAATCCCATCTGGAGTACAACTTAAATCAACGACTGTGTCTCCCTTTAGGTTTAGGAAGTTTTCAATTACATAGTTCTTTTGGTTATCTAGTATATCTTGTGGCATTTTCTTGTTCATAAGAATCCACTTGGCTACACCAGATTTTTCATGTTTATTGCCAAAATCCACATACTTCTGCATGAAAAAATCTATTGGCTCGACAACACCATTTAAATCGTTTTCAAGCATTTTAGATCGCTTAGTATACAAACCAAAACAATAGTTCATAGCTGATGAGCTACGCAGATTGTATCTTTTCAATTGCAAGTCCGAGTTCGATTTCATCTGTGCTGTCATTTACCTCTCCATTTTTGATTGCTTTTTCTACTGCTTTTGCCTTATCTTTTGAATTAGCTATCTTTTTAATAGCTTTATCTTTGATTTCTGGCTCAACACCCTCTGGTCTAGTCTCTCCATTCTTAAATATCTGGATACCCAAACCAAAACCAAGAGCAAAACACTTCATTAATGCTCTCATTTTCGCACTATTCATATCGAAACAGCTTGGGTTAGGTATTGGCTTGTTGGCGTAGTTAGTAACAGGATACCAAACTTCTTTGTATAGATTATCAATAGTAACCTTACAATAGATTTCTACTGTACCATCTTCAAAGGTTTTTGGTATACCCCAAGTAACGTGCCATTGTGGGTAATGCTCGTTCATGATAGCTATACCATGAGCATTGGCTAGATAAGTAAAACCATTCTTTACTTCAGTTTTACCTGTTAGATCAATTACAGAAAGAGTATCGTATACCTCTTTATATGTAAGTTCTTTCATTGTTTATTCTCCATTTACTATATAGAGACAATTATATGAAATATTTGTACTATTGTAAACAATATATGATAGTATTATTATCAGTAAGTGGTTTTATTTAGGTTTGTAATAAAAACAAACAAAAACAAAACAAAGAAACAAGTAATTAAATACTTGTAAAGAAAAAATTAAATAAATATCATATATCGAGAGGAAATACAATGGAAAATGATGATTTAACAAGATTCTATCAAATGATGGATAATTTATATCCAAATCAACCTAAATTAAACAAAGATCAGAAAAGGTTTTGGTACTTGGCTTTCAAAGAATATGACATAGAAAACCTAGTCAGATGTCTACATGAACACACCAAAAACACAGAAAGAGGTAGGTGGAAACCAGAAATATCAGATATCATGAAGTATTTATCACAGGATAATTCACAATTAGAGGAAACTTGGCAGATGTTTTTTGATAGAAAAGATGTAGAAGATACATTAGCAGTAGAAATATATCAGAAAATGGGTGGTTTATCTTTGAATCGCCTAACCTCTAAGGAGCTAGAATACAAGAAAAGAACATTCATTGACTTGTATATGAACAGGAAATCACTAGAAAAGATACAGAATCTACCCCCTACAGCTAAAAAAACACTATTGGAGAAGAAATAATGATAACAAAAAATGACATAAACGAAAAAGATATGATTGATGCTATTAATGAAATTGAAGTTCTTTATAGAGTTTATGATGCAAAAAATGAGGATAATTGGAGTGAAGAAGATTATCCAAAAGGGTTTAGGGATGGTCAAGGTGAAATATTAGCAGATATTAAAAACATCTTAGACTTACTTGAACAAAAGAAATATAAAAAACCTGAGATAGTTAAATGATTAGATTACATGATGAAGAATTAGAAAGAGCAGTCGAGAAACTTAGGACTGTTGGTGCTGAATTAGGTAAAGCAGAAAGTAGATACGAGCTACTTGTAGCTAAACAAAAACAGATTAAAGCAGAAAAGTTCCTTGAAACTAAAGGATCTGGCATGACCATCAAAGAGAGAGAAGCGATGGCAGAGGTAGATAAGGAAGTAATAGCTTTTACAGACTTGATAGCAGAGCAAAAGAAGAAGTATATAACTCTTAGATACGAACTAAGTAGTATTACTGAGTCTTGTAATCTTTTTCGTACTAAATCTGCAAATATCAGGGGAGAAAAGAAACTATATGGAGAGTTAGGTTAATTAACAATAGGAGACTAAAATGAAAACATTAGAAGAAAAAATAGCAATGATAGAGGGTTATATTTTTGCTAGAGGATGGGAACAGGTGCCAATGTTTGTAGATCAAATGGGTTGTATTGATTCTTATGAAGAATATAGCTATCAACTTTTGAACGACATACTTGATGCAACAAGGGGGAAAGAAACATTTTTATCTGTATATGAAGATATCAAGAAGACAGAAAACAAAAAAGACTTTGGTAATGGTAACGAGGGATCATTTAATGAAGACTATAAAGACAGAACTTTTAAAGATATAGATTCTATCTTATCTGACAATGTTAAAATTTATTTTTTCCACACAAGTAATGCAGGAATGGTTGATTTAGGAAACTATGAAGCATTAAATGGCAGAGGGGAGGGTATGAATATACTAAAATATAAAGACATAGTTTTTGAATTACTGAGTTCCTCCCCTATGACTAGAGATAACGACACGTTGTTGATATCTCTGGTCTGGGATGTACAACTCAAACAAAAAGACTATATAGGATCGAGGGATTTTCTTGATGTTATGCGACTTGGATATCTTGCTAAACCTGAATCGGTTACAAGAGCCAGAAGAAAAATACAAGAAGATAATCCTTTACTGAGAGGTAAAACACATGGTAAAAGACAAGAAGAACAGTCAAATGTTCTAAATCAAT